ATGGACAGTAATCAGATTTGGAATCTGGAATATCTGATGCATTACCTGCTGCCATTACCAGCCACCCAAACAATCATTTGAGTGGGTGTGTAACCAGAAGTTACCTTCCATATGTTTTTTAGTTGGAGCATATAATTCAGTTTTACAGGCACCACAAACGTGTGACCATTCTTCTGCAAAGAAATCGTATTGAAATCCCTTGTCCATTAAAATCCTTAGTGGAGATGTGCGGATTTGCACCGCAGTCCTATATGTTTTCAATTATACACTTACACAGCAATATTGTCTAGCCTTTTCTTACATTTTCTTACATACACGACTTTCTGTTCCTATCTAGTCGTCAGACGGCTTTAGATTATGCAGCTAAAGCGAGGGCAGTTTGTGTTGTGCCGTTTATATTTATTTAGTTTTACAAGTAACTCTCTTGTGCTGATGTATAAGTTTCCACATACAGTCGAAACTTTTCATCCCCTAGTATATTATACTATTATGGAATCCACATCTTGAGTTCACGGGTAATAATTGTCATATCTGTTTTACCTGCGTGATAAACTTCAAGACCTACTGGCTGTCCTTTGTTTGCTTTGAAGAACCATGTTCCACTATGAATATTATCTAGTCCTAGATCTAGCATTCTTTGACCTGTGAAGTCTGCTTCCTTGGTTCCAATATCTCTAGTAAAACGAATCTTCATATTAGGTGCACCACCAAGCTCTGATACATTAATGTAAAAAGCCCAGTTTGCAATACCTGTGGTTTTTGGAACGATAGAATCTTGTGCTCCAAAATCTAATTGCGTCCATGTCTTAGGACGAATTTTCTGCGGTGCTGGTTTTATTTTTGGATCTCCAGCCTTCCATGATACATATTCACTCATGTGTAACAGTATAGCAGAAGCCCCTGACAAAATCAAGTCAGGGGCTAAAACTATTTAATTAAGATGCAAGAATCTTGGCAGGATCAATGTCCTTACCTGCACTCCATCTAATGTTATCTCTCATTTCAAAGTGTAAGTGAGGACCAGAGGAGTTACCTGTATTACCAGATTCACCAATGTGCTGTCCCTTCTTTACCTTGTCGCCTGGCTTTACTAGAGCCTTAGAAAGGTGTGCATAGATTACCCAGCCACCTTCAACTTTTTGTACCAATTGTGTACCATAGCTGGCACCCCAAGTAGCGTTTTCAATTTTACCATCTGCAACTGCAATGATATCTGTTCCAGTTGGAACTGCGAAATCTACTCCTGTGTGGTAGCCCTTGGACCACATCTTTCCAAGCTTCTTGTAAGGTGTTGTAACCTTACCACCCTTAATAGGTAAACCCATTAATAATCACTCTTTTCATAATAAATTAGGGATTAATTCCCACCTTTATTATATCCTAAAGTGTACCCTCTGGAATAAAGTCAGAAAAATCTGCAGGATAATTAGCACCTGGAGTCCACATCTTGAACTGTCTCATATCTGAAACGTAAGATTTGCTTCCTCCAGTAATTCTAATTTGCACAACTACTGGGGAATTTGTTTTAATTACCCAACAATTTGAAAACACTAAGGTTTTATTTGGCTTTGATCCTACATAGTATGTATTAGTGGCTGTTGAATCATTGCTACCACCCTTAAGTCTAACCAGTCTTAGCTTAACGTATTTGGGTTTCTTTTTGCCTTTCATTTTTAATGATGATTGATAGCAAAATAGTGACCTATTACCATTACCTTTTAGGTGGCTATTACCTTTAAACTTAAGAGTTACCCATCTATCTTTTTTAATAGACTGGTTAAAGTCAGCCTTTTTTCTAACAGATTCTTCTGCATTTGCAGTAATTGATGTTGACAAAATTAGTGCAAAAGCAATAATACATGCAACAATTGTCTTATAAATATTCATTTTTTTCTCCCCTTAAAATGCTATATATCTATCCTAGCATAGTAAGAGTTAAAAGACTGATTATTTAGTTATACATTGTCCCTTCGGAGAGATTCGAACTCCCAACCTAATCGGTAGAAACGATGTGCTCTATCCATTGAGCTACGAAGGGCTTGCTCCCCAACCTGGACTTGAACCAGGAACATTTAAATTAACAGTTTAACGCTCTGCCAATTGAGCTATTGGGGAATGATATTTAATTATATCGTGGTAGAGATAGGAATCGAACCTACACAGCTAAAGCGATTGATTTACAGTCAATGGGGCTCACCACCTGCCCAACTCTACCTTTGCTATACGGAAGAAGCAGAATGGTCGTTAATAAAATCTCTTTCGTCAACAATTTCAAAAGCAAACTTAGTTAATGCTTCTTCATTTTTTGTAAAGTGATGACCACAGAAATATAACTCTCCAGTTACACCTTTAACTAAAACAAAGGCTTGTGCTGCACATCTATCACAACGATCTGCAATTTGTAGTTGTCGTTCTTTTGATTCTGTCATCATTTTCTAACTCCTAATAATACTTGCGAACCGTAAATAAGTTCTGTTTTTAAAACTTTGTATCCGTTGTCTTCTAGTAGATTATTATACCCTACAACATCCCAAGCCCACAAGTGAAATTCGTAATAATTTTTATCAGTTTCGTGATACGGACTAGATGCAATTAAATACTTTGATGGTAGTTCTCTTACAACTCCGTGTGGGTCTTCAAGGTGTTCAAGAACCTCTGTCATAATTGCAATGTCTGCATACTCAATAGTAGAGTCATTGTTGAAGTCTGTGTACCTAGCATCTACTTTACGAACTTCAGTTGCATGTTTAATATTATTGGGTGCTAGGTCATATCCCCAAGATTTAATGTTACTTTCTTTAAGTAGAGATAGCATACCACCATCACCACAACCTAAATCAACAACTGTTTTTGCTCCCATTTCAATTGCATCTAATACAAATTGATGTGCAGCTAATAGTCTTTCACGATGTCCTGGTTGCTCTAGGTGATGTGCTGCATCACGATCTTCGTACCATTCAGCAGTAATGTATTCAGAACTATCTTTAAATAGTTTCCATTCCATAACTACATGTACTTCATAAATCTTGAATCGGAATAATTTGCTGACTTGCTCATGGACTTCTTCCAGTCTTCTGGGAGCATCTCTGTAAGACCTAATGCACGAGCTCTGCGAATAATGTGTCTCTTTGCTGCTTCATAACTTGAAGCACGACCTACCGATTGAATTGCGTTTGATAGGTCTGCTCTGTCTGCAATTGGGAAAGATCCATCTGCCATTGCTTGACCTCTTGCTGCCATTGCTCTGCGTTGCTTAGGGGAGTAATCTCTTTTTTGTACAGCGTCTGCCTCCGTGGTTACAATTGTATCAGACTTATTTTCTCTTCTGTTTTTAATACTGTTCCACTTAGCAGTTGACCATGAGTATCCTGCATCTCCACCCCAAAGATCCCATGCAACTCTTCCTGGGCTTGGGAACCCCTCTTCACCAGAACTAAATCCAGTGGCTTTCTTATCAACTTCGTGACGTGAAAAGAATGAGTACATGCGAGCAACAGTAGACTCTGATAGCTCTGTTCCATTTACAATTTGATTTGCTCTGGCTAAACCAACTCTGGTTCCACCACGCCTACCTTCTTTTTTCCATTCTAGTGCTCTTCGGGCTGCTGACTTCATACCATCTGTTGGCGTTAAGCTAATATCTGCCTTAGACATATCATTCATATCATCGTCCATGTCATCATCCATTTGACCAGACATGTTTACATAGCCATCAGGGATTACTGCTAGTCTGCATTTGCCCTCAGCCTCTACTTCAAAAGCAATAATCTCACAGACGTTTCCACCTGCATATAATGCACAGTTTGAGCACTTGACTCCAATTTCTTTTTCATCATTTTCTTCAGCAGATTCATAACCTGCCCAAATTCCAGAACCGTCTTCATCAAACTTTCCGTATTGTTGGGCAATTTCTACTAATGCGTCATGCAAGGCTTTTTCGTCAGGTGTTAGTAGGTTTTCTAATTCATTCATAGTAATATTATATACTATTTTCTTCAATCATAGCGTTGACTTCAGCCATTAAAAGCCATTCTTCTTTAGTAAGATCATTTTCATAATCTTCAAACTTCTTTGTTTTTTCGTTCTCTTGAATGGTCCAAGTGCCATTGGGATTTATTACAACTTCAAGCAAACCTTTTTGCCAGACATCAAAAACCAAAGCGTTAGTTATGGCTAGGTGTTCTTCAAAAACTTCAGGGAAATGCTCTCCCATTTTTCTAGTCATTTTATAAACGAAGTCACCGTCTGGATCTATGCCAGCAATCTCTATGTAACCATTTTCAATCATGTAGGTAAACATTTCTTCTTCATCAAATTCTTCTTCATCAAAGCTGTTTAATTCGTCAAACATAATACCTCCATACTAATAGTATACAACTAAATAAAACCAATTCCGCTTAGGAAATCTGATATATCATTTGGCATGTCCTTCATGCTTTTCTTTGGCTCTTGATAAAAAGTATCTACTTTTTCTCTATGGCTTGTGTCTCTTGAGTCTCTAAAAGTATGAACTTCAATTTCTCTAGTTCCACGAGAAGTGTTTAGGATAGAATTATATATCGCACCGCAAACAGCATCTGCTAAATCCTTAGAGCCTTTTCTTGGGTGATCAACTTTATCACGAATAATGCGTAATTGCAATAGCTCATCTACAAGTAAATCGATTCTTGGTCCATAGATTCTTTCTTCTGCTACTAGCATCTGCATATCTTCATAATGCTTCTTTGCTACAGACAGTGTTTCTGAATTCATACCAAGAGACTTTAGCTCATTCATAATATCAAAGGAGTTCCATCTATCGAATGTTACCTTTTTAATTCTAAACCCTCGTGATCGTAACTCAAGAATATAATTCTTTACATCTTTAAACTCTACTGTTTTATCTGCTGTTGGAGTCCACCATCTAACTGCATCTACAACCACAAATGGGTTAATTACTTCATGGTCATTAAAGGTACTAAGAGTTACCCACTTATCAACGTGTGCAAGTGCTACCGCACAGTGGTCATGTTTTTGTGCAAGGTCAACGTGAACATAGTATTCTTTATCCTCTTGTGGCTTGAATGACTCAAAAAATCTTCCAGTTGAATCTACTCCATTGGTTCCACTAAAACAAGTTTCAATCTTTTCTCTTGAACGGAAGAAGGCATCAACAGCATCAGGTGGCATACAAGCAAAACGAGATAAAGCATCAATTGGATTCTTATAAAATGCAATTTTAAAATCATCTATACTTCTTGTAGGATTAATTTCCCATGTTGGTCTGCGTAACGCAAATACCTTTGGGAACTTGTAAGCATTAATTATGTCTTCTTCCCATTCAACAATAAATTCATTTGATGTATTACCGTCCTCTACTGTTTCATCAAGCTTAAACGTATGCTCTTTTATTTCAACAGTCTTATCTGCAATAACAGACTCGTATCTTGTTTGGATATAATCATTCTTGTATCTAGGAAAAGAAAGCAAGACTACCTTTCCAAAATCTGGAAAACGAGAGTCAACAGATGCACGATACATTTCATAAATAGCAGAAGCAGTTTTTGCTTGATCGGAACCAGATGTTGATTCTGTTGCAAAGCCTGAAATCTCATCAAGAATTACACAGAGTACGTTGTAACCTTCAAACGATTCTCTTTCAGAGTGACCTGAATGACAAGTGATACCCTTATCAAAACTTACAGCACCAGCAGTTGGCGTGTACCTTCCTTGAAACCAAGGTGACTTGTCTAATCTTGTTTTAAATCCCTTAAAGAAAACATTTTTTGCTTGTTCAGAGTTAATAGCAATATTAAGAATATCAATAGAGTCACCTGGAGGCTTACCAAAATATCTTGCAGGATCCTTTAGACATAACAATAAATAAACCATGTAGGACACAGCAATTGTTGACATGTAATCTTTACCAGATCCTTTGCCTAATTGTAAGATTACTTCATTACAGGTTTGATTCCATCTATCTTCTGCTGTTTTTTCTCCGTACAAACCTACTAAAGTTTGCTTTTTGTAAATTTGACTCATTGCTTTAATAGCATCATACTGATATTTAGAAAGTGGTGGTAGACCTAAAAAGTCTTCAGATGTAACAAACTCTTCTAACTCAACTGGCTTTTCGTCAAACTCGTCACCACCAAGAAGATCAATAATATCTTCAAACATTAAATTTCCTCTGCTTGACCTGTTACTTTGCTAAGTTTTCCAAACACAATTGGCTTACATCTTTCACAGCCTGAAACAACATCACGAATAATTTCAACAAGAACATGTTGCTTTTCTTCTGTTTCTACAATCTTTTCTGCCATCTCGTTGTTATCAAGCATACCTGCTTTTTGTAACATATCAATTTGCTTTTGTTGAACATCTGCTACTAGTTTTAATGCTGCAGTTTGTTGTGGAAGCTGTCCTTGTCTTTTGGCTTCTTCAATTACTTCCCATGCTTCTTTAATAAGCATTGAGTAGTGTTGGTCTGCACCTGCTAGTGCTTCACGAGCACGAACTTGAACCTGTCTATCGCTACGAATAACCATACGCCATTCATCAAGGTACTCAATAACCTCAGCCCTTTTAAAGCCTGTTGCTTTAGCAATAACTGTAGGGTTTGTATTGCCCCTCAAAAACTCTTCTGCAACTCTGTTAATGTTTTCCCAGCGATTAGCTAG